GGAGATAGTGAAGCCCATGGTCAGTCAGAAGCGGTTCGGAGAGCTCTATGAACAGGCACTTGCATATCTTGTTTGCCACAAGCTGAAAATGGCTGGAAACGGAGCAAACCCTCTCGGAGAACTCGGAACCATCGGGATCGGGTTTTCCATTGGCAGTGTTTCCGAGGGCGGAACGAGCGTCAGCTTTGGGGCCGGACAGAGCTCCAATCTCGCTACTGATGCAGAGCTTGCGCTCACTGCTTATGGATTGCAGTTCCTGTCTCTCAGAAGGCTTGTTATCATCCCCATCAGGTGCAGCGGGGAAGAGCAGTAAGGAGGTAGCCCAATGGGTGAAGTTGCTAATATCCTGAATTTGGATCTCACGCCGGAGGGCAAAGCCGCTGTTGCGAGACTGGACGAACTCGATGGGCTTGTTATCGAAGTTGGCTACCACGAGGATCAAGTGGCGGACGATGGGAAAACTCCTCTCGCTGCCATTGCTTATTGGAACCACTTTGGAACGGTATCTGATGATGGCTCTGTTGCCATCCCCGCACGACCTTTTATGGATGCATTGAGCAAGCACAAAGACCACGTTATGAACACGGCACGGAATGCACTCGCTAACGCCTCCACGGCGAAAGAGGCTGCTTCTATGATTGGTGCTGATGCAGTAGGCATCATCCAAAAGGAGATCGTTGACGGGAAATGGGTTCCGAATGCCCCTTCAACCATACGAAAAAAAGGCAGTGCACAGCCTCTGATCGATACAGGTCACATGCGCCAGCAATGCCATTTCGTTGTGAAAAAGAAAGGGGAGGAGTGATCTCTGTGGTTTTCTTTAGGAAACCCTACAAAGTAAGACGGTACGGAAAGACCAGCTGGGATAAAGGGTACGCCTCCGCTCCATACGAGGACGTAACTTTGCAGCTGGACGTTCAAGGAACCACCAGAACCAACCAAGACGACCTTGCCGGAAGGTACTCAACTGGATCGCTTACGATTTACAGCGATGAGGCACTGCATCCATCTGAACCTGACAAACAGGATACCGGAGACAGGATTGAGGTTATGGGACGGTGGTACGTCTGCAGAAGCTCCGTGTACTGGGGGAACACGTTCTTGAAACACTGGGTTTCTCAGTTCGAGGCCGTAGACGGAGAGCCGAATGGAGGCGATGAGAATGACAGCGTCAGCGTGTAAGGAGTTCATTCGAAACATTTTTGCTGAACTTTACCCCGGGTGCACAGTGATCTGCGCATACCCGGGATATTCCCCAAGACCTCCGCTTCCGTATGTTGCCATCACATTCGAGAAAGTCCAGACCATAAAAGTTTATGATGGCGTTGTTGATGGAATCCTCCAGCAATCTTGGCTGAAAACAATGCCGTTCACCGTTGAATTAGTTACGTCTAGCAAAATCACCCACTCTGAAGGAAAAATGAGTGAAAATCCGTCCACCGCGCTCGATGACATCGACAGATCGACCCAGTTCATCAGAAGTTCGTATATTACCGACAAGTCCAACAAGCTGAATGTTACAATTTCTGCTACTGGAGATCCCGAACAGGTGTTTAACCCTACACCCGGAGTGGAAAGAGCTCGATGCACGTTTTCGGTTGACTACATTGAACTCACCAAAGAATATGCTGCACTCCATCCGAGAGACTCCGACTATACTGCCGACCATCCAAGTGCCGCATCAGAAAAGGTCGTAAACATGGAAGCTGGATGGTTCAACGAAGTCGAGATCATTCCACAAGTTAATGATTAAAGGAGCGATTGTTTATGAATATCGACAAGATCGTACAATGCGATATTGCTATTTCTGAGGCGGCTGCTATCGATGGCGGATATGACGTTATTCTCATCGTTGGCCCGCTTCCCAAAAATCCGGGCGGTCATAGCACCCCTGATATCGCCGGATATGCCAGCACACAGGATCTGAAAGAAGCGGGATTTGACGCTGAGGATCCTGTTTACATCGCCGCGTCAAAGGCGTTCTCACAGATTCCTAAGCCCAGCGTCGTCATGGTTGCGGTTCAGAAGCTGACTTCTGGATCCACCGAGAAGGTTGACGTCACCCTTGACCGAGCAATCAGAATGCCCGGGTGGTACTGTGTTTGCCCTGCCGGAATCAAAGAGGACTTCTACCAGTCTATCGCGGATTGGGTTGAGGCTAACGAGAAGCTGTGCATCTGCGAAACAACCGGAATTTCTGCATCCCCTGTCTCTGATGCTATGATGCGAACCGCTGTTATCCATGCATCTGCGGAAAATGACTGCGTAAATGCCGCGTACGCCGCGAAGTTCCTCTCCTATGATCCGGGTTCCGAGCAGTGGTCGTTTAAGGGGCTCAATGCGATTTCCGCTCAAAGCCTGTCCTCTTCCGATACGACAAAGCTTGAGGAGCGCAACATCTCTTACTACATCAATATCGGCAGCACTGCTCTTGTTCAGGGCGGCAAGGTCTCTGGCGGCGAGTGGATTGATACGATTCGCTTCCGCGATTGGCTCAAAACCAGACTGCAGAGCAAGGTTCTCAACCTTCTCACTTCGGTATCCAAGGTTCCGTACACTGACCCCGGCATTGCCCTTATTCACAACGTTGTTAAGGATGCTCTCGAGGAGGGAATCGCGGCTGGAGGAATCGCTACTCCGTCCGTTGATGCTGACGGCTCCGTTGTTCCTTCTTATACGATCGAAGTTCCTCGTGCTGCAGATCTCGATTCTGCCGAGAGAAAGTCCCGCCGTCTGCCCAGCGTGAAGTGGTCTGCACAGCTCGCCGGAGCAATCATTGCCGTCAAGATCGGCGGTACGCTCAACTACTAAGGAGGGAAGTTGAATGAGAAACGAAATTCATACTTATAAGCCTGATGACGTTGTGGTTGCCCTCGGAAGCCACATGCCAAGCGGCTTTGCCGCTGACAACTTCATTGCTATTGCCGCTCTTGGCGACGGCGTTACCGATGAGGCTGGTGCGGACGGAGAGGTTGTCGTAAACGTATCTACCGATCCCCGCTATGAGGTCAAGATGGTTTTCCTGTACGGCTCCAGAACTAACGACTGGCTGCTGAACAAGTACAACGCTTTCCGCGAGAACCCCGGCAGCGGCTTCTTCTCTGTCATGATCAATGATCTCGGAGACAACCCGCAGTTTACCGCAAGCCAAGCATGGATCACCAAGCAGCCGCAGATCACCTATGGCGCAAAGGGCGCCAACCAAGAGTGGACTATCCACTGCGTTGGAAAGCTCGGTTGAATCATCGGAGGGTAGAGAATATGAAGCTCAAGAGAATGACAAGCAAGGACGTTGATATTGGAGATTTCACCTTCAAGCTTCGTCCGTTCGGCGCTATGGACGCCAGCTATATCTTCGGAGACGTTATCTCCGTTGTTCTTCCCATCATTGGAACTGTCGCCCTGTCGTCCGGGAAGGCCGAGGAAAAATCCATTGCCATCTCGGATGACATAAGCTTCGACAGTGAGTCCGTTGCCTCATCGCTCGGAAAGCTTAACGGCAAGGAGCTCTCTTCTATCATTCGGGAGCTGCTTCTGGACCACAACAACGTGTCCTTCCGGTGCAACGATGACGGCGGAAATTTTCAGAGACTTACCAAGGATGACTTCGACGAAATCTTCTGCATGTATTTCGCTGGAGCCCTGAAGCTTTGCGCGGAGGTTCTGATTCAAAACTACGGAAATTTTTTCGGAGATGCCAGCAACCTCTTTGGAAACCTGTTCGATCGGCTTCCTCTGGATCAATTGAAGAGTACGGCCAGTTCGACAACGAACGCATAAGCGATCTCGAGTGGAAAATGTACGCTCTCATCATGGATCATTCCGCATCCATGCAGGAGCTGAAATACGTTTACACTCTTGATGAGGCTCTTATGCTGTACGACCTTCTTGAGATGAGAAGCGATCAGCAACGGATAGAATACGAAAGACAGTCTGAGAAAGGAGGTGCATAGCATTGGCAGAAGGAACCATCCTCCAAAAGTTCGTCAGTTTGATTCAAACCAAGGTCGATCCCAAAAGCGTACAGCAGACACAGGCTACCCTGAAGGGGATCAAAAGCTTTGCCGTAAAGACGCTTGGAGCTGTCGGCATTGGTCTTTCCTTGTCGTGGTTAAAGGGCATTACTGAAGAGTTTAAGAGCGTCAACGACGAAATCCGTGGGGCCACAGAAGGTTTAGCTGAACAGTCTGAAATTCAGAAAGCTATCCTTAAATCCGCAAATTCCTGTAAGGAATCCTACAAGGATATGGCAGAATATGTCACTGGCCTTGTAAGCAACAGTACGAAAATTTTCCCTGTTGAAGACGCCACAAAGTTCGCTGCTCTTGTCTCGAAGCTGGAAAAAGCTTCTGGAAAGTCTGGTAATACAAAAGCTACCATGACTACCATGAGCAAGATTGCATCTGCCGGAAAGGCGGATAAGTCGAGCTTTGCTGCCCTTTCGCCAGAAGTTGTAAAGGTTCTTGAACAGTCGCTCGGAAAAAGCAAAAAGCAGCTTGAATCTATGGCTGCAGCCGGAACGCTTACGGCCAGTAAGATCAAGGATGCCTTCTTCTCTGCGGAGGATGACATCCAAAAGAAGTTCGACAAACTGGATCTGACCATCACCGATGCTACAAAGCACATCCGCAATAGCTGGGGCTTTTGGCTTGAAGATCTCGATTCAACCTTCAAGATCACCGATAAGATTGCTCGATTCATGATCGACGTGAGCGACAAGCTCATGTCCAAGGCTCAAAAAATCACCGACTGGTTAAAACACCTTGGCGATAAGCTAGAAGGGACCGATAAGGTGTTGAAGCTTATTGCGTTCTCTGCTGCAGCTATATTCCTCGCAATGAACGCCCAGAAAATCACAGCATTCCTTCTTTTGGCCGTAAATTTCCTGAAAAGCTTCAATATTCAGACAGCGCTCGCTGCGGCTAAGTGGCTGCTTCTGTTCCTTGTCCTCGAAGACATCTGGACCTTCTTCCAAGGCGGAGACAGTATCTTTGGAAGGCTGCTTAAAGACGCCGGCGTCGATGTCGATGCACTCCGAGAAAAAGTATTTGAATTCTTCAACAACGCAAAGCGGATTGCAAAAGAAGCCATTAACGCAATCGGGAAATTCTGGAAAGACCATCAAAAAGAAGTACAAGCCGTATTCGATTTTGTGTGGCAGGTACTTGTCATCCTTATTCAATACATTGTAGGGCGGTTCCAAGCACTTTTTAAAATTATATCAGGTTTGCTCAAAGGCTTTCAGACTGGAGATTTCAGCGATTTCCTTGCTGGCATTCAAGAACTTTGGGATAATGCACTCAACACATTGAAAGCGCTTGCAGATCTCATTTTTTCTGCACTTCCAAAGCCATTGCAGGACGCTTTTCAGTCTGTGTGGGACTGGCTGAAAGGCTTTTTTGACTGGTTCGGGGATAAGATTCAATGGGCAAAAGATCTTTGGAACGGAGCGAAGAACCTTTGGAACAAAGTAACCGGAACTGATGATCCTGACAATAACGGTGACAAGGATAATAAAGGAACCGGCAATTCAAAGAAAAGCGCGAACCCCGCTGCCCCTAATTCTAAAACCTCTTTTTCTGGAATGGGCGGCGGCGTTGCAACTACAAAGACTGGCACAGGAAGAGTCGGCCTGAAGGATTTCGTTGCCGGAGGACAAGCTGTATCCGGGAAAGCTGCCGCAGCCGGCCGAGCAAACAACACCACTAACAACACCACCATCAAGCAAGAAAACAACCAGCAATACACATTTAATGTGTCCGAGAGGGAGACCGCCGACAAGCTGCAAAGAGAAGTCTATGCACAGGGCAACAACTCCGCAATCCAGATTTCAACCGCTTTGAATTACGGGAGGTGAGCTTGGTGACTACGCAAAAGCCCGCCTCTCTTGGCAGCTTGGAATTTGACGCAATCGTATCGCGGTCAGAATCGATGGATTGCGATATCCCTGAATACGCAACCGAAGCTGGGTATTCTGTAAGCGATAATATCTGTCTAAAGGCCCTCACTCTTGAAGTTGAGGCGATAATAAGCAATACGCCTGTCACTTGGTCGAAAGAGCATTCTCCGTCAAATTCTCGCGTTGAAACCCTCTGCGACGAATTTAGAAAACTGTGGAAGGCCAAGAAGGTTCTTACTTTCACTGCCGGCAGCGACGTTTACGAGAATGTCTGCATCGAAAGTCTTACGCTTCCAAGAAAGGCGGAGAACGGCAGTAGCGTATACGTATCTCTCACGCTGAAGCAAGTGACGATCACTGCGACCGATACTGCTGCTATCTCGATCAAATATGCGAGGGGCGGAAAATCCGGCAAGAACACCGGATCTGGACAGGTTAAGACCTCAACCGCAAAATCCTCAAAATCAACCGGGACCAAGTCCAGCATTTTGCTTTCTGGCGCTAAAGCTGCTGGGTTGCTCAAATAAGGAGGGAAGGGTATGCAGTATTACGAAATATCTGTTCCCGACAGAAATGATTCAATCATACGAGTCAGTCTCGATGGCGCTTTTTACTATCTGAGAACAACGTGGAACCAGTATGGCGGATTCTGGATGCTCAGTGTTTACGATGCAAATATGGATCTGCTCATAGGGATGGCGAAACTTGTTCCGGGGGCGATCTGGAATTTTTTCGAACTTGGAAGCGTAGGCCCTCCGGGAGCCATCGGCATTGTGACTGACAATGAAAGCGTTGGACGTCACGACTTCTCCAATTCGGAAGCAAAACTCGTTTACATTCCAACCGCATAGCCTTGCAAACTGCTCCGCTTTACCTTGCGGGGCAGATTTCTTTTATACGGAGCGATATGGAAAATTTTAATCGTCAGTATCGAGTACAAATAGGCAAGAATGACTCGAACGGAAGGGAAATCGGGAAGCCTGATCCCGATACCGGAAGATCCATAAGATGCCAGTTTTCCTGTGAGATTGGGGATTCCTCCGCGTCAAACACCGGAAAGATCACCTTATGGAATCTGTCCGATGAAACTCTCAGACTTCTCGACCAAGAAGCTTGCCTTATAGAACTCCGCGCCGGATATGGAGATGACCTTCCTGTAATCATGGGAGGATCTCTCGTCTCGTGCATTACATCTTCCGATAACGCCGACACGCAGACGGAAATAGAGTTTGTTGACAGCTTCAAGAGCGCCAGAGACAACACCTTCAGTCTTAGCTACTCTGGCTCTGTAAATGGAAAGCAGATAGTCGATGACGCCGCAAAGAAGATAGGCTGCGAGGTTCGTTATTCCAGCAACGCTAAGTTCTCCGACTTCAAAAACTTTGCCTTTGTTGGTGGCGGAAAGAGCCTTGTTGGCAAAATATGCAACAAGTGCGGGCTCCGCTGGAGCATACAAAATGGAATTATCCAAGTTTGCGCTGTTGATGAGCCCATAACCACCGCTGCATACCGTCTCGCCCCAGACACTGGCCTTGTCGGATCCCCAAAGCCGTACTACGAATCATCGCAGACGAGCAACAAAAACAACAAAAACGCCACGAAAAGAAAGTCCAAGAAAGGGCTCGAAGTAACCTACCTATTGAACGGACACATTCTGGTTGACGATTACATTAAGCTCGAATCAAGGAAGTATAACGGCAACTACCGCATGTCAAAGATAGCATTCAGCGGCGACAACGAAGGCGGGGACTGGATCTGCAAAGCTCAGATTGTGGAGGTGAAATGATGCAAGAATTTAGTCAGGACGTCTATGAATCCATAGACCAGATGATTTCATCCAAGCTGAACGAGAGCGTCCACACTTCTGCAACCGGAAAGCTTCAAAAAGTGCATGACAACTTCACTGCAGAGGTGAAGCCGGACCCGGAGGTCACAACGGATGATGGAGAAAAAATCCAATACCCTGAGTTATCCGGCGTGAGAATTCTCATGCCGTGCGGTTCTAACGGAACCGTAGGGTTTGTATTTCCTGTCAAGAACGGGGATGGATGCGTTACCCTATTTGGAGAGGGCGGCACTGGATCTGACCTGAAATTCGATTTATCTAACGCTTTGATTATACCCGGGCTATGCGAATCCGCTGGCAGTGAAACAAAGAAAGCCGGAGATGAAGACGCCGCCATCATGTTTGCCCCCACCGCAACGATTATTGTTAAAAAAGACAGTATCGAGCTGAAAAAGAAAGACACCACTGTCACAATGAAGGACAACTCCATCGTTGTGAAAAGAGGTACGTCTAAAATCGAAGTTACTGATGGTAGCATAAAGTCTTCCATTGGTGGAACTTCCGTTGAGGAATTCCCATCAAACGTGAAGATTGTCACCAGTACTGTTGACGTCACCGGAGACGTTGCCATTAAAGGCACTGTTCAAGTCATAGGGGACGTAGGAATTTCTGGGCTCTTAACTCTTGGAGGTGTTGTGATGAACTCACACGTTCATTCCAGCCCTATGGGAATTACTGGCGGTCCTCAGTAATTTGGAGGGAAGCTATGGCTCTGAAAGATATAGCACTTACCGCTGCTGGCGATCTTTTAATCAATGAAAAGGGAGATCTTGAGATCATAAATTCCGTTCGTCAAGCTATATCCATCAAACTCCGATGGATTAAGGGAGAATGGATCTTCAACACTGAGTTTGGAACTCCGTACTTTGAGTCTATTCTGGTCAAGGCTCCCAATGATGCCATTATCGAGAAAACGATAAAAGATCAAATACTCAGCGTTGATGGAGTTACCGGAGTGAATTCCATCTCTGTTCTTAAAGACTCTAAAAAGCGTAAGCTGAAAGTCAGCTTTATCGCTAGAACGACCAGCGGAGATATAGAAAGCGAGGTGGAGCTGTCACATGCCGGATTATGGGATAACGTCTAAAGGCTTTGTCATTCGTCGGCTCGCGGAAATATATGAAGAATCCTGTAAAAGATTCAAAGACGAAATCGGCCTTGATCCTTCTGAAAATCCGCAGAGCGTTATCAATACAATGTTTACGATTTTCGCTGACGAACCCGCTGCTCTTTGGGAAGCTTTCGCTGCTGGATACCAAAACCTATTTCCTAATACAGCGGAGGGCATCGCGCTTGATAACTGTATGCAGATTGGCGGGGTCAGCAGAATCGGACAGTCGAGAACCAAGTACACTCTGTCTTGCACTGGAAGAGAGGGAACGACCATTCCTGTCGGCGCACTGGTTCAGTCAAACTCGTTCCCCCAAAGACAATTCCAGGCAGCTTCCGTTTCTGTCATTTCAAGTTCAAACTGGAATGTGCTTGACATCGCGCCCATCGAAAGTGTGTCTGGAAGCTTCACGTTTTCGTTTGGCGTCACGAGAAATTCCACTTCTGGAGAAGTCGGATCTTACGCGGAATCCCTTAGCATCACAAAGGATCTCACTGTAAGCTCCTATGATGATGCGTTTGACAAGATTCTAGGGGTTCTTCAAGGATTTGAAGATTTGAAAAAGTATGGAATTTCCGTATCCGTACAGACCAACGAAAACAACGAAAAGTTTATCCGGCTTAAATCGTCTGGCGCATCTGATAGCTTCTCTGCTACCCTGTGCAGATACATAACAGTTGTGTCCGTATCGAGCAATATCGTTTTTGAGAGCGTTGACTATGGAAGCATAGTTTTTGCCAACGGCACGATAACAAACATCGTTACGACCGTTGACGGATGGAACTCTTGCACTAACCAGATTGCTCCTATAAAAGGACGACTTGTTCAAACTGACGCAGAGGCGCGATCGAGCTACACAAACCGAGTTGCCACAAGAGGAACCGGAACTGTGTCGAGCATTGCATCCATATTGTACAGCGATGTAGAAGGCGTAAGCTTTGCTACTGGCTACCAAAACGATTCCGACGAAACTGATTCAGCTGGAAGGCCCCCGCACTGCATAGAAATCGTTGTACAAGGCGGCAGCGATGAAGATGTCGCAAAGACCATCTGGGAAAATAAGTCCGCTGGCATACGGGCTTATGGAAAGCATTACGCCTACGCGATTGATGTCACTGGGCAAAGACAGTATGTCGAGTTCACCAGAGTGACAGATATCTATCTGCTTCTTTCCGTCAAAGTAACAAGCTCTGGCGGTCTTGATGACGATTTCTCGTCAAGAATTCAATCGCTGCTCTTGAAAGAGGCGCTTCCGGCTGGACAGACAATCCGGCTTCAGAAGTTTATTCGACCGATAATCGAGTCCGTTTCTGGAGTTGATTATGTCGAGATAAAAGGGCTTCTCAGCAAGACGCCGGACATATCTGGCGTGTCTGACGAAAGTATGCTTAGCGGGATAGTTCCGGTTGATATCAGCCAACAGCCTATTATTGCCATGAATGGCATCAGGGTGGTGAAGTCGTCATGATTTCTGCTTATAAAGATATGGTCGGGAAGCTTCCGCTCCAATTTCAGCTGGAATCGTACGATGAATCATATTTTGGAGATTTTTACTGCGATACAAAAGATGATCTTGCCGATCTCCCGAAAGATTGCGAAATGGGAAGCATAGCTAGAGTCATAAATCCACCTTCCATATACAGGAAGAATTCCTCTGGGAAGTGGATTTTACAGTTTATGAGTAGGGAGGAATGACCAAGTGGGATATGGGGTGATCGACAAAGTCCCTGTCAGAGTTGAGAAAATGTCGAATCTCGATGGAATCCCGTGGGCGTTTGCTCCCGAATACGAAGAACTTTCGCTTGCGCTTGGAAGCATCGAGTCGATAAACGATATAAATGCTTGCTCCGGGATCTTGCTCGACAGAATAGGCCAGCTGGTCTGCTTATCAAGACAAGATGCTGGCACTATGATCGGGAGCAGAGAACTTGCAGATAATGACGAGGTTTACCGAGTTTGTCTCAAGTATAAAGCCTATGTGAACAGCTGCAGATGCACCCCGAACGAGATCATTGAAGCTACGAAAATCATATTTGGAGCATCACAGGTTTTGTACAGCGAGCGCAGAGATTCTCCTGCTACGTTCTACCTTTCCATATCTGCGCCATTCTCCGATCTCGTTATGTCCATTCTTGGCACACATGATCTTATCGTTCATCCTGCTGGAGTAAAAGTGAAAACGAATTGTTCCACTGTTGACTCGGACACGTTCGGATTTGTTGATCTCAATCCAAATGTTGCAGGATTTGGAGAAGGAAAGTTTGCTCAATCAATCAACTGAAAGGAGGATTCTCGTGGCAGATTCACGGTCCGCTTCTGGCATCAACGACTACTCAAAGGTGGCGTTTTCTGCCGGCGGCGTAAAACAGGATATTTCACTTGAGGAATGGAAAGCTGGATGGGCTACTATTGTCGGCGGACTTAACGGAAAACCCACTGCACAGCAGTTCAACATGACCATGTTCATCCTATCCTCTCTCATTAACAGCGCAATCGAAGATATCTCATCCGTCACAGGAACCGCAAATGATGCTCTTCCGAAGGACAATTTCAATGCCGAAAACATCGTGCGGATGCTGGCGGCATACGGGCTTCTGCAAGGATGCAATGCAGACAAGCTTGATGGAAAGGATGCCAGCGCGTTTGCTGCATCCAGTCACAATCACTCGGCGTCGGAAATCACCAGCGGAACGCTCCCGATTTCTAGGGGCGGAACCGGTTCTGCCAATGCCTACGATGCTTGTGTGAGCCTTGGCGCTATGCGGACAGCCGGAGGCACATTTGCAGGAACCGTGTATTTCGCTAATGGTTCATCGCATTATGTTGCATCTACCGGTGATGCTCATTTCAAGTCCCTCGCTGTATCTGGAGATATTTCCGCGCAGCGTGTCTACGATGCTGTTTATAACGACTACGCGGAGCTAATGCCTCGCGGCGAGGACACGGAACCCGGGGACATTATTGCGCTTGATACATCCAGCCAGACTGAGAGGTATATCAAGGCGACCAATCTGTCTAATCGCATTGCGGGCATCCACACGGATGAGTATGCAATGCTCATTGGCGGAAATAAAGTTGGTGCGGGGCAGGATTTCCTTAAAGAAAACCTGCCCTCTTTCATTCCTGTGTCACTGGCCGGTCGCGTTCACGCGAAAGTGGTTGGACCTGTCCATACAGGCGATTACATCGTTCTGTCCAGCGCGCCAGGCGTTGGACGAGCCGTTGCTCCGTGCGAATCTTATCCGGCAAACAAAATCGTTGGATACGCCTGCGATGGCGATGACCGCACTGATCTACGGCTGGTTAAAGTGAGAGTTGGTGGCGCGTAATGGTTAAGAGAAGTGAAAAATTCTACCCAACCGACTATACAGAACTCAAAAGGCAGCTTGATGCCGAGCTCAATCGGCGAGGCAAAAGCGAAGGGACTGGACAGGGACAGAGCGTTGGAAGCGTGTCTGCGCACATACAGAACTATTCCGCTGTACCAGAGAGCGGCGCATATATAGTGGCGGAGCATATCCAAAAAATCACGAACCCTCTTTCTGCTATCACCGGGAGCTCAATCACTCCCGAAAATGGAAGCAAAGTTGCCGCAGACGCACTTTCAAAAGCCGCAGCTGTTCTTAGCCAACTTAGCGCTGTTCCAGAAAACGCTACATCAAGCGGATGCGCCGGAGCTTGCTCCGGGCTCTGCACAACAGGCTGCTACTCTGCTTGCTTCAGCTGTACCGGGTCGTGCTCTGGAGGATGCACTGGTTCGTGCACAAAGAGTTGCGCC